GCAAATGTTCTTCGTGGACCAAAGCAAATTCCTTGGGACGGAAAACTTCAATATGATTATCAACTTTGGATTGATAGTGACATTGTTTTTGATTCTAACAAGTTCTGGCAACTCTGTGATCTTGCAATTTCAGAAGATGGCACTGAAAGAGAAGTGGTTGCTGGGTGGTATGCAACTGAAGATGGACACACAACTTCTGTCGCACATTGGTTAGAAGAAGATGACTTCCGTAAGAATGGTGGAGTGATGAATCATGAAACTGTAGAATCAATCTCCAAGCGTAAAAAACCTTTTACTGTTGATTATACTGGTTTTGGGTGGGTGCTCATTAAGAAAGGTGTCTTTGAGAATCTTGAATATCCCTGGTTTGCACCTAAAATGCAAGTCTTTGAATCTGGAAATGTTCAAGACATGTGTGGCGAAGATGTCTCATTTTGTCTTGATGCAAAAGAAGCTGGATTTGATATCTGGTGTGATCCTCGTATTCGTGTTGGACACGAAAAGACTCGCATTATCTGATGAAAAAATATAACGTACTTTATCAAGGACGTAAAATTTATAAGAATCTCACTGCAGAAGAATGTAGTGAGATTCTTCAAGACTTCTCCGAAAAGTTTTATAAAGGGGAAGAAATATATCCAGAACTGATTGAATTAGAGGAAATTTAATGGCAAATCGTAAATCTCTGAGTGGCTCAGCACAAATTGAGTCGCATCCAAAAAATACTCGACAGGGACTTGGGAAGAACACAAAGTATGCTGCATCGAGCAGAAACAAAGCAAAAAAACCTTATCGAGGACAAGGTAAATAATTTTCAAGGCACTTAGAGGTTTCTCTAAGTGCTTTTTTATTTTTTTATAATTAGTTACCGGAAGCGCCGTCGTTGCTCGTCTTGAAGTAAACCGGAAATCCAAAACCCAAAATATCGAAACCCTCTGAATGGCCTACCTAAATCACAATTTACCTACGTTTACCTGTTATATTCGTAATGAATTTCTTTACAATCATAAAAAAGGTCATGGAGAGGTAACTTTATGTGATGTACACTCCGTAGCGTCCTTAGAGAAGCGTGTACCCCTCTTTGAGGCGTTTTTAGAGAATGGAGTCAATTGGACAAGAAGACCTATTCATGCCTTTTGTTGGAAACCTGACGCACCTTTACAAAAATTAGAAGAATGTATGTGGTGGGATTGCTTTTCTCCTTATATTGATGTTCAGGTTCGCGCTAGACTTGCTGGATTGAGAGCAGAATTAATCAATCATCGTGGAGAAAAAAATGAAGGGACCTACATGTTCACTCTTGATTGGTCATGGGAATCAAGATCAACACTGAATACTAACTTTAGTGAAACTCCAGAACACAAATGTGCCCATTTTTTTAAAATGGATAGTGGAAACTTTTATGCATATCCAAATAACAAGATTTTATGGTACGATGATGCATGGATTCTCAATAGAATTACCAAAAATCCAGGATATGAAATTGATTTGACCGAATATTCTGTGGAAAATCGTCGTAAAATTGAAACATCTGACGATTTTATGTACGAAATTACAAAAATTCGGGATAGCAACCCCGTAAAAAGTTCTGATTTAACAAATCAGGAGCAAAACAATGACCAAAAAAGTCGATAAAGACGAAAAATTTATGAAAAATGAGTGGGGAACTGAATTTTTAGCAACAGAATATGGTTGGGAATCAAAAATAGAGAAGCAAAAGATGCTTCGTGAGATTGCAAGTGATGATTTAACTCCCAAAAAACACGATTTTCATATTCAAAATGAAATTCACGAAAAAATTCGTAATGATGAAGATTATGATGATTGGGATTATGGAACGGAACCCTTTTATGGTTCCATAAAAGGGTAATAAATAAGATAGATTTATAATATTAAATGCCTTTAGAAAGGGTCAGTCAAGGATTTAAAGACATTAGTATGTCATTTCAGGTTAATCCCCTGAATAGTGACTTGATTGCCCTTAAAAATGAAACTACTATTTCACGTTCAATTCGAAATATTGTATTTACAGTTCCTGGAGAAAAATTTTTTAATGAAAATTTTGGATCAAATGTTTCCAGAACACTTTTTGAAAATGTTGATGATATTTCTGCATCTATAATTGTCGATGAAATTAAACAGTCCATACAAAATTATGAGCCAAGAGTTCAATTAATTGATGTGAAAGCATATCCGGATTATGATAATAATTCCTTTGACGTTACCATAATATACAATATTATTGGGGCAGATGTGCCTGCACAACAACTACAATTTGTATTGCAACCAACTAGGTAAATGCCATTAGTAAATTTTACGAATCTGGATTTTGACCAGATTAAAACCACACTTAGAGATTATCTCAAAGCAAATTCGAATTTTACAGACTATGACTTTGAGGGATCTAATCTTTCAACAATTCTTGATGTACTGGCATACAATACCTATATTACTTCATATAATGCAAATATGGTTGCAAATGAGGTGTTCATTGATAGTGCAACACTTAGAGAAAACGTTGTTGCACTTGCAAGAAATATTGGATACATTCCTCGTTCAAAAAAATCTGCAAGAGCAACAGTAAGTTTTTTTGTAGATTGTTCAAATATTACGCCAACTCCAGTTTCTTTGACTCTTAAAAAGGGACCTATAGCAAGTACCTCCGGAACTTTTGGTAATCAATCTTTTGTTTTTTCAATATTGGAAGATATTACAGTTCCCGTTTTTGATAATATTGCATCTTTTAACGATATTCCAATTTATGAAGGAACATTATTAACATCTAATTTTACATATACATCCAGAAACCCAAATCAAAGATATATTTTACCAAACTCGGGAATTGATACTGATTTAATTTCAGTAATTGTAAAAAATAATCAACAATCATCAGTTTCCGTAAAATATAATCGCCAAGATAGTCTTTTTGAAATTGATAAAGAATCTGAAATTTATTTTTTGCAGGAGATTGAAGACGAAAGATACGAATTAATTTTTGGTGATAATATTTTTGGAAAAGCACTTCAAGAAGGAAATTACATAGAAGCATCATATATTACTACAAATGGTGATTCTGCAAATGGAGTAAGTCAGTTTTCTTATTCCGGAAAAATAACATATACGAGAAACTCTACAGAGTATACTGTAACATCGGGAATTTCTTTATTAACTACTGGTTTGATTGCCTCTGGAGGAGAAAATATTGAATCTATAGAATCTATCAAAAAATATGCTCCAAGAATATATTCTTCACAGAATAGAGCAGTAACATCTAATGATTATGAGACTTTAATACCGTCAAAAATTTACCCAGAAACAGAATCAATATCGGTTTTTGGTGGTGAGGAATTAATTCCGCCACAATATGGAAAAGTTTTTATTAGCATTAAACCCAGAAGTGGTGATTTTCTATCAAACTTAGTTAAAGAAAATATAAAACTCAAACTCAAAAAATACGCGGTATCTGGGATTGTTCCTGAAATTTTAGATTTAAAATATCTTTATATTGAGATAGACTCTAAAGTATACTACAATACAAATCTTGCCCCAAGTTCGTCTTATGTTTCAAGTATTGTTCAATCCAATGCAAATAAATATGCCGAATCAACAGAACTTAACAAATATGGTGCCAGATTTAAATACAGTAAGTTCTTAAAAATTGTAGATGATAGTCACGAGTCTGTAACTTCAAATATTACAAATATCAAAATTAGAAGAGATTTAAGAGTTTCCTTGAATAGTTTTGCAGAATATTCAATTGGATTTGGAAACGAATTTCATATTAATAGTATGAGTGGATACAATATAAAATCAACATCATTTAGAGTAAGCGGGATTTCTCAGGATGTTTATCTATCAGATGTTCCAAATACAAACAGGATTACTGGATCAATCTTTTTATTCAATGTTCCAAATTCTTCATCTACCACTCCAACAATTTTAAGAAGAAATGTTGGCACTATTAACTATACTTCTGGAATTATTACTCTTAATCCAATTATTATCACTTCAGCAAAACAAAAAAATGGACAACCTATTATTGAGATATCTGCAATACCAAAATCAAATGATGTAATTGGATTACAGGATTTATATTTGCAACTAGATATTAGTAAGAGTAATTTCGAAATGGTGGTGGATGAAATTTCTTCAGGATTAGATCCATCAGCATCAAATTACATTGTATCATCAAGTTATACAAACGGGAATTTAGTAAGATCATAAACAAATGACAGAAAAGAGAGTTCAGTTCAGCAATGTTGTTAAAAATCAACTTCCTTCTTATGTTAGAGAAGAGTTTCCATTAATATCTGAATTTCTTTCCCAATATTATATCTCACAAGAGTTTAAAGGAGCTCCTGTTGATCTTATTCAAAATATAGATCAATATGTGAAAGTAGATGAAATCGTAAACAATGTAGATTATGTATATCTTGGATCTACTATTACAGACATTGATACTGATATTCCAGTAGATTTGGGATTAAATCAAGAAGGAACTTTGAATTTTCCAAAATCTTATGGATTGATTCAAATTGACGATGAAATAATTACATATACTGGAATTACAACCGGTTTGTTTACCGGTTGTATTAGAGGATTTAGTGGAATATCTTCTTATAAAACTCAAAATTCTCCAGACCAGTTAACATTTAAGTCTACTGAATCTGCAACACATTCTAAAGGAACTAAAATCATTAATTTAAGTTCTTTATTTCTTAAAGAATTTTTATCAAAAATAAAATATCAACTTTCTCCCGGATTTGAAGATAGATCTTTATATGGCGGATTGAACCAATCTATTTTTCTAAAACAAATCAAAGATTTTTATCAGAGCAAAGGAACTGATGAATCGTTTAAAATTTTATTTAAAATTTTATACGGAAAAGATGTAAAAATTATTAAACCAAAAGAAAACCTTTTTAGACCATCAGATTCTAATTACAGATTGACTAATAATATAGTTGTTGAAAGTATTTCTGGAGATCCTTCAAATTTAACAAATCAAACTTTGTATCAAGATGAGTATGAAAATATATTATATGCTCGTAGTCCAA